TGCGGGTAATAATATCACGTGGTCCGAGCGGATGCGGATACTGCCGAGCGGCGGCATCACATTCAACGGCGATACCGCCGACGCAAACGCGCTCGATGACTACGAAGAGGGTACGTTTACCCCGACATTGGGGGCGCACTCAAGCGACGGTACGCACAGCTATACGACGCAAGTCGGGAATTACACCAAGGTCGGAAATGTGGTGCATATATGGATGAAAATGATCATTAACACGCTCAACACCAGCGGGACAATTTCGGGCAATCTTGAAATCAGTGGACTACCGTACACATCTGCGAACACCACGGGTCAGGTGTACATGGGTACGTTTCTCTCGGTGGGGTTGGACATGGATAGCGGTACGGGACCAGTGGCCCATGTGTCTCCAAATGCAACTAAGATAAGTCTGATCGCGGCAGTCGATGATGCGAGTTATGATACATTTACCAGTGCAGATGTCGCGTCAGGTGATGGGTTTTGGATTCAAGTAAGTTACCCCGTATAGGAGACGAATAAAATGGCAATAACCAAAGCTACTGCTGACGATAAAATAGAAATTGTTGGCGATCACAAGCACTTAAATATTCGCACGGCAACCATAGTTGCAGAGGATGGCACGGAGTTGTCGCGCTCGTTTCATCGTCGTGTGATTACGCCCGATGCGGATGTCAGTGGCGAGTCTGCCGAAATACAGGGCATCGCTGCGGCAGTGTGGACTGACGAGGTCAAGGCGGCGTGGCAGACGTTCCAAGAGGCTCAGGCTAACGCCCGTCCGTAGTGTGGATGCCGATCTCATCATATCCGTAGTAGCATTCTCGCTGGTCGCGCTAATCGGCGCTAATACATGGCTGCTGTTGTCGGTGCGGGATCGAGTCGGCAAGGTGGATCGGCGCGTGGAAGGCCAGAACCAGAGAATAACAAAAGTCATTGAGTGGGCAGAAGGGCAGGTGTCGCCCAAGCGAGGTAGGTAATGTTACGAAAGCCACCACGCGACCCAAAAACTGTTGGGTCATTTGCCGAATTACGACAGCATTACGAAACGCTATGGAATCAGCTTGACGAGTGCAAGCGGCAGAAGTCCGCTGCGTATAGCACGCTTACGTCGAGAACCAAAGAGGTTCGCGGCACACAAGCGGACCTCAAAAAGGCTAAAAGTGAGATCATCACCCTCACCAAGAAAGAGCACGCCAAGTCAAAAGAGAAGTCAGCAGCGGCATATGCCAGCACCGCCGCCACGACGTTGATTATCACCTACCAAGTCGTTGAGGTATCTGGCGGCTGGGGCAAATGGTCGCCGGTCTTCGAGCATGAGGCAACCATCGGGGTGCTCCAAGTCGCCATCGGCAGTCTGTTGGCTTGGGCGATGCGCCCGCTAACATAGCATGGACGAGGCGGCGGCAGAACAGGCACTACGGCAGTTCGGTGAGTCTTCTGGACTCGCGGCCCTAATCGAGGAATACATATGGCTTGCGGCTGTAGGGTTCGCCCTGTTGTTGCTGAAGGAGTCGATACAGAATCTGATTGCCGGGTTGGCACTATCTATCGGCTCTGACTACGACGAATCGGACGTAGTCTATCTACAGACCAACGGCACCCGGCGGGCGGCAAGGATCGCCAACCTGGGCGCATTGAGCACCACGTTTTACTTGTACGAAATCGAAACGGACGAAGAGGGCAACGAGCAGATAACCGGCGGGACACTGCTCAAGTTGCCCAACAGCCAGTTGCCGTCATTGCGGATCGAGCGTCCACTGGACACGATCCCACTACACACCAAGGGGAAGAAACAATGATTGAAAAAATCGAGGAACGCAGGGCGCAGTTGACCGCGTCCCATCAAGAGCTCGTAGGGCAGATCAACCAGACGGAGCAGAATCTGCGGACGCTCCGCGCCAACCTGCAACAGGTCGTAGGCGCGATCAGTATGCTCAACGACCTCCATCCACCCCAGGCCGATCCGGCGGCAGAAGCGCCGTCTGAGAACGGTCACGTAGAACCCGAACCCGAACTGGAAGAGGCAACCGCATGAACTTCATCACCGACATCATCAACAAGGCCAAGAGCCGCAAACTGGCAGTCACCGCAGTAGCCGGTGCCGCCGCCGCCAGCGGGGCCGTAGAACTGACGTGGCCCATGGCGGCAGTTGCTATCGCCTACGTGCTGGCACAGGCGATACAGGATACGTGGGGGAGTTAGTTTCCACCAATTCGTTGCGCGATTTCGTTTAGGCGGGCAGGGTTGGCGCGTCGATACAGGTCGATGGTCTTTGAGTCCTTCCAACCACCCAAGTCCCGCAAATCGGCATCCGTCGCGCCATGAGTATTGAGGATGGTTGCCCAGGTCTTACGATACTTGTGTGACCCCATACTTTCGATGCCTAACGCTTCTTTGATGCGGTTATACTCCTTTGTCAAATTGATCTTAGGAAAAATCACCGCCTCTTTTAGCGTTTCTGGTGGAATAGAGTAGATCACGTTAGCATCATATGAGTATCGGCTTTTGTTTGGCTGTTCGTCGTTGTGTCCATCCACAATGTTGCGAATTAACGTATCGCTAACGCCAAATTCCTTTGCAAGTCGTACAGCACATCCTCTTTTTGTTTGCTGACGTAATCCTTTATGCCACTGGATTCGCACTTCATTGATCTGGTCGTCGCTAAGTTTGCGTTCACGGTAAAAGTCTCGGCCCGTGCGGACCGAATTAAGAATTGCAAGCAAGGGTGGCGTTAGTGGGACGTGCCGATCCACAAACCCTTTCGTATTTACAAGCAATACGATATTGTTGGCGCGGTCTACGTCCATCCACCGCACTCCGGCCTTGTCCTCATGCCCGTGCAGTTCCGATTTTCGCATACCCGTCAAATAGTATACGTCGGTAATTATTCGGGCGTATTCTGAATACATTGCGCGGGCCTGTTTGACTTGCGATTCGGTCAAAGGCACGGGCAACTTCTTGTTTTCCTTCAACGTCGCCACATTGCTCATTGGGTTTTTGGCAACCAGTTGTAGTATGATACACGCTTCAAAAAACTTGTTCAGCGACACCCGATGGCGATTGTGGGTAGCACTTGATGTGCGCGTACGAACGATTGCCATATAAGCTATAGCGTCCTTATCGGTGATCGACGCTACGGCCTTGCGCCCAAAGTGGCTGGCAAACTGTTCGAGGTTGCGCTTATTTTCTTTCAATGTGCGACCTTGCCAACCACACATCTGGTAGATTGACACCGGTTCCTCGTCCGAACCAAAATTCATCGACAGCACGTCTGCAATTGTTTGAGCACGATTTTTTCGATTGATATCGGAGGCAACCGGCACTCCCTGTATTGCGGACCGAACAATGTCTCCGGCTTTAATCGTTGCTGCCTTTAAATTGTCGGTGTATGTTGACTTCTTGATTTCGATACCATCAATCATGGCATACAATTGCCACTTGTTTGAATTGTTTCGCTTAAACAGGTGGCTGGATTCGCACCCTTCGATCACAATAGGGCGATACGATCCGTTTCTTGGTGGCATTGCAGATCCCTCCGGTTAGGTGCCTTATATATATTGATATAAGGGATCTGTAGCAAGGTAAAACTGTTCAGAAACTGTTCAGAAACGACGCCACATATAGCGTATTGCCTGGAGTCATCTGGAAAATATGGAGTAACGTAAGTCGTTGTCTTGTAGGCGTATCAGTGCTATGTCGTTGCAAAACAATAATTTGAACCGATGGGTGAAAACAGATTCCTAATCTGGAGGTCAGCGGTTCGACTCCGCTCGGGGGTACCAAAAAAACAACCACTTACGATGAAGGTAGGTGGTTGTTTTTTGCTGAAAACGGGCAACTGTTCAGAAACTGTTCAGAAATCCTCTTCTTACTCGTCCCTTCCTATTATACGTTCGGCTATAAATTCTTCCACGTCCTCTTTCCGAAATCGTACCGCTTTTTTGCCAAGTCGAACGGACTTTAGACCGGTGTGTTTTAGCACGTACACTTGAGACACACTTACCTTCAACAGGTCGGCAACATCCGCAACTGTCAGCAATTGTCCGATCATCCTAGTACCTCTCTATACTGTTCGACCAACCGTTCCCGCACTTCCGCCACATGGCGGCACCGGCCCCGGAAGAGCCAGCCGGGGCAGGTGCATTCCCATAGCGGCGGATCGCCCGGATTGCGCTTGACCTCGTAGTTGTCGGTGCGCCCATCAACGCGCCACTTACGCCGCTTACTCAGTAGCCACGTCATGGACGGTCACCGCGTAGCGCGGCCCTAGGGTGATGCGATGTGTGTCGGGACTGAGGTGACCCGCCTCGGCCAATTTGCGGAGGTGGTGCCGTACTGCGTTGACACTGGCGTATCCCATGTGCCGCATGATTTGACGATGCGACGGGGTTCCGCCGGTAGTCTCTACTACTTCGAGTATGTATTCGAGTACTTTGGTAGCGTTCTCACTCATGGTCGTGGTAGTGTGGTCCGGGGCACCCAGGTCTCCCCACGCATGGACTATCCATGCGACCCAGGTTGCGAGCTCCCCTTTCTCGCGGTCCCCGGACCACAGTCCTATTTTTTCTTGTGGGAGAGTGTGAGGTTATACCGCCGCATCAACTTGCTTATCGTCGGCGTGGACACCCCTAGTGCGTTCGCTATTTGTGCTTGCGTCTTGTAGACCCTCGCCGCTCGTTCCAGCGTAGGCTTGGGTATAGAAAGTCCTTGCATCCGTTTCTCCGATATACATGGTCCCGTCCTTGAACGTGACGGTGGATAGGGGCACCTCGATTATGCCACCGATCCGACGAGTGCTTTTGACGCCCAAGCATAGACCGAACCGGACCATGTGGCAGAAGGATTGAAACAGCACCTCGTCTGGATCGGTGGGTTCGGGTGCCGGTTCGTTGTAGGTGACGGTGTGTCCGCGCCGGATGCCCTCCGGTTGGGAGGACACGACGGCAAGCCGTCCGCGCAGTTTGGTCTCAACGAACGCGACCAGATCGCCTTCGACCTCGCCGGTCAGATAGACCTCATCGAATACGGCAGAGACCGTCTGAGCACCCCCGCCACTGCTCTTAGCGACGTTGAGCAGTTTCTGTATCGCCGCGAAGTCGAAGGGGCGGTCAGTGAGGTCTTCCCACTGCGCCTGTATGCGCTCTATGCCGCGTTCGGGCAATGGCGGCTTAGTGGGTCTGGCTTGCTCTGTTACGTCCGCCAGGAGGGACGAGAGACCGGTCATGGTGCCACCGGTTTGGGTGTGTCGATGACTACCTCGTCCTCGCCGCGCACCACCTCGGTGCCCGGTACGATTTCGCCGGTCTCCTTTAACGCCGCGAGGATGCGCTTCTTGTCCGGGTCGTAGGTGACCTTCTCGCGGAGGTACTCGTGCGGGATCGCGGACGCGTCGGTGATGTCCACGCGTTCGCGGCCTGGTTTGTTGCGGACGGTGCCATTGATAAGGTCTGCGGACTTGGCGCCGGTCTGCACAAACCATGCACTGAGGCATCGTTCGTGCCACGCGATACGACGGTGTATCCTCTGGTCTTGCTTCTCGCGCCACGCTTCGATCTTGCCTAATTCCGCCTCGAAGTGGCATAAGACCTTCCACAACTCGTCGCGGAACTCCGCCAACTTGCGAAGGTGATCTTCAGCGCGTCCCTCGCCTTGGATGGTCTCGATATCTACATCGGGTTGGTCATGTGATCCGATTTCCTCGACATCCAGTTTGTCCAGATGGTAGTCCATCGCATCGTAGTAGTGCTCAAAGTCCTCTACACTATGAGGCACGTCTGTCATTGTCAGTCTCCTGTTAGTCGCACGTTTCGCCGCGCCAGCCGGTGCAGATCCATGTGCCATCCTCGGCTTGCTCGGGTTCTTTTATGGACGTTGAGTATCCAGGCGTGGGGTAAAGGTCGAAGTATGCCTCACGCTTCCGGTTCGCTTCTTCTTTCGTCAGTGCTTCGATCCGTATATTGACCACTTTTGATCTCCACGATCACGATCTGATCGATTTTGTTGTCGCGCCGGAAGACGTGCTTGATTTCCGCGATCCACTTGCGGGAATCGTCCGGCAGCACTCCGGCTTTGACCAACCCGTCCAGTATCATTTTCGCGCCGAACGATTGGTTGTCCGGGTCTTTGCGGGAGTGGGGCCAATCGAAGGCCAGGGTGACCCGGTCTTCGATTGGCTGTAGTCTCTGCGCCTTGCAATTCCAGGCAACGAGCTCCGTAGCGGTCTTCTTCAATGACGCGTAGCGGGACCAGTGCTTCTTGGTCTCCCGTACCGTGTCATTCAGCGTCGGCAGTTCGGCACTAATCTGTAGGATCTGTCTCATTTAGTGCATCGATGAGTGCGTCTGCTATATCCACCGCACGTTTGGTTTGGTCTTCTAGCCATGCGTCGTAACCATTAGCAGATATGTCTCCCAGCATGGTTGTCGCCATTCCTGTTATTGCCCGCGCTGCGAAGAACTCCCGCTTGCTCATGCCGCTAGCGGCACTAGAAGGGGAGGTCATCGTCTTCTCCGTCGAACGCGGCCTTGACCTGTTCCTTGGCGTCGGACTTGACGTTCGCCAGATCCGGTGCCTCGCCGTCCGCGTACTCCCAATCGCGGATGGTGGCGCGGGTCTTGCCGGTCTTGTCGTTGAGTTCGTGGCGAATTTTGTACTTGACCTTGCGGCCCTCGAACTCAACCTCAGAGTCAAATGCCTCGTTGAGTTCGTCGTTGGTCATGTCCCGGTCCCGCAGCATATTGCGGAGTTCGGTCAAGCGGGACTTGGGGGCGAAGGATATGTTCAAGAATTCGTGGTGGCTGAACGGTTCGCCGCCATCCATGGTGGCGGTATCGGAGGTGATGACGATACCAATGCGGTGGACTTCCTTGGTATTCCCCATGCGGTCCTTATACAGGGACTCCATCATTCCGTAGTCTTTGATTTCGGTAATGGTGCCGGTGTGGTTGCCGGTAGGATGCGGCTCGAAGTCGCCGCTACGTTCGGGGGGTTCAAACTTCATGTTATTGGCTCCAGATTGCTATGAGTGGGGGTAGTATGCGTATGAGCAGATACCCGGCGGAAAGCACGGTGAGCACAGTGACAATGCGGTCAGTTACACGCATAGCGGTGCTCCGCGTGTAACGACGATGATGTGACGATAGGGGGGGGGTCTGGCAGATACTTGTTGCGCGTACGCGCAACTATCATATATATTGGAATACACAAAATCCTCCTTTCCTTTCCGGGTTTGGGTGGTTTTGTACCGCCCGCGTGGAGGCTGCAACCTCTACGCGGGTTTTTTGCTACTTATACACTACACTAAACACTCACAATATTCCAATTGGGATCTTTGCGGGACGTGTAATACTCGTAATCGGTGGCGAATCGGGTCTCCCGCGATTCGATGTTTTTTAACTGCCGCCAGTGCCGCCGGATGATTTTGGGTGCGGTCCGGGCGTTTTCCCGGTATCGCCAGATGGGCCGGTTTAATACCAACGTATCCATCAATTTGCGTTCTACGCCCCGGTCCCTATCGGTGATGTCGTACTCTCGTACCAGATACTCCACGATGACCATATCGTGTATGATGCTTGCATCGATTAGTTTCATCGCCTTGTGGGTATGGGTCTCACGCGCTGCTATTGTATTGATTTCGTACTCGTCGTCATATGTTAACCCCTGCAATTTTCCATTAGGTTCGGGTTTCTCGTTATCGCCCTCGTCCCACAGTTCGTTCGTGCTGAAGTGGATACGATCAACCTCCACGAGGGTACGACCATACTTTCTCTTGTATTCCTCTTTTAACCGCTGTCCATGCTGGCTTTTTGAACTCCCGTAGGCATCGCAGAGCACCCGATACTCGTCGTGAACGTATTTTCGTAGAACTTCCAGGCCGGTAGGGGAGTGATCGGAGTAGATCCGGTCAACCATCCGGTCAATGCTCCGTATGCCGGTATACTCGCCGGTGGGAATGTCGATGGAGGGGTCGAATACCACATGCGTGGGCGTGTCACAGGCGGCACATATTTCGTACAGCATCTGTAACGCATCCATATGGGTCTCGCCCGCCAGGAATCGTTGCACCGTTTTTAGGTCGCGGCCAATTTGCTCCGATAATGCCTTCTGAGTCTGGTTGCTGTTGGTTACGATTTGGCGCAAGCGCACCATTAAATCGAGTGCGCTATTCTCCCGTTTGAGTTTCTGCATTGAGCATCGATCCCTGCTACAAGTTTGTTTAACCCCAGCGTGGACAGGCAATATACGGCGAACCTTTCGTGCAATGCAACCCCAAAAGTGGGGTTTTTCCATGCACGACACACTTTTTTCCCCGTTTCCCCGTCATTGCGTGATGCTCTCGCGTATATTTTTGGTTTGTAGCGTGAGGATTAATATACTGAACAGGTGGGCACCACACAAGATTAATTTAATTTAATTAAGCAGACACGGGAGAATCGACCATGGCACGTTGGAACGAGGACGATTGGCCGCGCAACCGCTGGCCCAACTTCAGCTATCGGGAGCTCGTTTGTAAGGAAAGCGGCATCAACGGAATGAACGAGGATACAATGGATCGGTTACAGGAGGTGCGGACCGCTTACGGGCGAGGACTCACGATATCCAGCGGATACCGCGACGTGACGCATTCCATCGAGGCGGAGAAGATCGAGAAGCATGGGCGGGCCGGAGCGCATTCGACGGGGCGGGCAGTGGATCTGGCGGTGCGAGGGGCAGATGCGGTGCGGGTGCTGGCGTTGGCGCTTGAAGCGGGGTTCACCGGCATCGGGGTGAAGCAAGCGTGGGAGAAGAGGTTCATCCATCTGGACGACATCCAACCAGAGGATGACTTCCACGTCCCGCGTCCCTGGATCTGGTCGTACTAGGCCTACTACTATATATACGTCCCGGCAACCCGGTTTTTATTCATACTATTTTTCGTTTCCGCAAAAAAAGTGGGCCAGGAGGCACCACCCCCCTGGCCCTAGCATCCATCACCACACATACCCGGAGGTAGGTGTAGCGAGGACTCTTAATATACGGAGACTACCCGTTATCCGCCAAGTCGATGTAGTCCGCCGCGTTGTCCGTCAACCGTTCGCGGTTCTCGAAGTAACCCAAGGTCGTCTTCACATCCGCGTGGCGCAGATGGTTCTGCACCTGTTCGGGACGGGCACCCCCTTCAATAGCCAGGGTGCAGCAGGTATGGCGCAGGGTATGCGCCGACACGTCCTCGATACCCAACCGATCCGCATACCGCCGGACGATCAGACGCACCGATTGCGGGGTCAACCCGTTGCCAGCAGTTCCGTTCGCCAGCGATATGAAGACCGGACCCGTTGCGTCGCGGCCCCGCACCGTCAGTTCGTCGCGGTAGGCACCCAAGGCATCCAGCACCGCATCCACTACCTTGACATCCTGTTCCACGCCCGCCTTGGTCTCTGGCAGATCGATGACGGTGTGGATGCCGTCCCGGCGCAGATGCTCCCAATGCATCCCCGCCGCCTCAGACCGGCGCAGACCGCAGTAGACCAGCACCAGTATCAAGGCGCGGTCCCTGGCCCGTTGCAGGGCGTCTGGCGTGGTGCTGACCTCGGCCAGCAGACGATGCAGATCATCCGTTGCCATACTCTTGCCGCCGACGCGCCGGTCCTCCTTGAAGGACTTGACCAGGGCCGGGTCCGCCGGGTTGCGCTCTACGATACCCAGGCCGATAAGGTGGGCGTAGAAGGCGCGGACCGCCGCTAGCTTGCGGTTGATCGTAGACCGCGCCTTGCCCGCCGCATGGAGTTCGTTGCGCCACTGGACGACCTCGTCCGGGGTGACGGATAGGATGCGGTCCGCACCCACCCAGGACAGATCCGTAACGCCAAAGAAGGCGCAGAGGTCCGCCCGGTAGGCCCGTTGCGTGGCGGGCGATAGTTGACCGGCCAGGAAAGACTCCGCCGGATCGACGGGTGCGATGGTCCGATATTGCGATACTGCCGTTGCGCTACTCATTCTTCCACCTCCATGATGTCTTCTGGTGCGGGTATGTCGATGTGGTGATTGGATGCTAGTAATTGCATGAGGATGACTGCGGTCTTCGAGGGGTTTCGTTCGCCGGTCTCCCAAAAGTGGACCGTGACGCGGTTGACCCCCATCCGTCGTCCGAATTCGATCTTGCCGATCCCCATCATAGACCGCAGGTACGTGATCTGGATTGGCTGCACTATTGCGCTACTCACTCTTCCACCTCCATGATTTCGTCTGGTGCGGGTATGTCGATGTGGTGATTGGATGCTAGTAATTGCATGAGGATGACTGCGGTCTTCGAGGGGGTGCGTTCGCCTTCTTCCCACAGGCGCACCGTCTCACGACTGACCCCCATCTGACTGCCGAATTCAATCTTGCCGATCCCCATCATAGACCGCAGGTACGTGATCTGGATCGGTTCCATTATTCCCTTGCTATTCCGAAAAATACGTACGCACCGTTGTTCGGTTCCGTTGCGCCCATTACGTCCGTTGCTCGTTGTGTCGTGGAATCCGCAAAAGAATACCTCCTTTGGTGGGTGGTGATGGATGCAAAAGTCAAGTTAACTATGTTTGCGCGTCCGGTCAACCGATTTTTTCGATTTTCCGTTATGCCCGTTGTGCCGTTGTCCGATATTTTGCGCGGGCCGCTATTTGGATTCTCCGATTTAGCCGATTTTCCGTTGTGCCCGTTGCCCGATATTTTGCGCGGGCCGCTATTTGGATTCTCCGATTTAGCCGATTTTCCGTTGTGCCCGTTGCCCGATATTTGCAAAAA